ACTACGTCGCTAAGTTAATTGGTGACCGTTACGAAAGGTGGGATAGCACCAGCAGAACACTTAAGTCTTATGGAGATTTCCCGAATCTGTCACGTTATATTAGAATTGAAATGAATGACGATGTTGAGGCTGGTGCAACAGATCCGGTCCTTCTTCCATTCGGATATCAAGGACCACCAGTGCCGGCAAATGCTGTTGGAATTGCAGCAAATGCTAGCACTGTTCAAGATTCCAAGATGATTACTTTGGGAACGGGACTTCCGGGATATACTGACACTAGTGGAGCAACTTTAGATATCTCATCTTCGTGGGGAATTGCAGCTACAGCATCTCTAAACTTCCCATCTGTAAGATTGTTGAATGATGCACAAGATGTGAGTGCGATTCAGACTAAAGCATACTTCGGAATGCAAACTTCGCGTGAAGCTGCTACAGTTTCGCCACAAGCAGGAATTTCCGATCCACATCGTTTGTGGTACGCTGGAATGGGCGCTAGTTCAGGAATTCCAACAATCCCATCGGCAGATGTACTTTCTGAGTATGCATATATTTTTACAATGGATAACGTTTCCGGAAGCGCGCCATATACCTACTTGAGTGGATCCAGAACCGCTGGTACCAGTTATTCGGCTGTCAATGGTTATGAAGCACTATTGAACGATGATATTAATCGCTTTACTGCTCCATTCTGGGGTGGTTTTGATGGATTTGATATTACCAAGCCAGATCCAGTATACAATGGTGCTATGACGAGCACAAGCACAGAAGATGACAACTACGTATATCACACATATACTCGCGCAATCGAGACTGTTTCGGATCCGGAATACATCAATATGAACTTGTTGGCTATTCCTGGCCTTACAAATACTTCTTTGACTTCGATGATGATTGAGAAGTGTGAGGAAAGAGGGGACGCATTAGCTCTTGTCGATCTTCCGGATGTATATAAGCCTCCGCATGAAGAGTATTTAGCCGATAAGACACAAAGAATCGGAACTACACCAGTTCAATCAGCAAACTCGTTGAAACTTCGCAGAATCGATTCAAGTTACGGCGCAACATTCTACCCATGGGTACAGACTGTTGATGCAAATACTAGCCAGATTCTATGGGTACCTCCAACAGTCGCAATGATGGGTGTTTTAGCTTCATCAGAGAAAGCTTCTGAAATCTGGTTTGCTCCAGCAGGATTCAATCGAGGTGGTCTTACAGACGGCGCAGCAGGAATTCCAGTTAGTGGCGTAAGTGAGCGTTTAAGCTCGAAAGATCGTGATACACTTTATGAAGCGCGTATTAACCCAATCGCTTCATTCCCATCAGAGGGAATAGTGGTATTCGGTCAGAAGACCCTACAAGAGCGTCCATCTGCTCTCGATAGAATCAATGTTCGTAGATTGGTAATCTTCTTGAAGAAGCAGATTTCTATTCTATCAACTCAGGTACTATTCGAGCAGAATGTACAGTCTACTTGGAACAACTTTAAGGCTCTGATTGATCCATTGTTGGCTAGTGTTAGAACCAGATTGGGAATCACTGATTATAGACTTATTCTTGATTCATCAACAACTACTTCGGATCTGATTGACCAGAACATTCTTTATGCTAAGATTATGGTCAAGCCAGCAAGAGCTATAGAATATATTGCAATCGACTTTGTTATTGCTTCAAGCGGAGCATCATTCGATGACTAAAAATAAAGTCGCAGACTATATAATAACACAGGAGAACATATAAAATGGCAACATTTTGGACCGATACCAATTCAATTAATAACCCAAAAAGATCTTTTAGATTTAAGGTTCAGTTTTCGAACTCTGGTGCATTTTCGGATGCTTCAGATTTGGGCACAACTGATTTCTATTGGGCAAAAACCGCTCAGAAGCCTTCATTCACAGTAGGTGCAGCCGAGCATTCTTATTTAAACCATACTTTTAAGTTTCCCGGTAGAATTACTTGGAGTGATGTGCAGATTAGTATGGTAGATCCGGGTGGTAAGGAAGGCGTTGCATATGCCTTGGCTCAGTTGTTGAAAGATAGTGGATATAGCGTTCCACAAAGTTCGAACGATTTAACCACTATTTCAAAGTCTAAATCAGTTGCCGGCATGGGTGGTTCTACTGCGATCAAAATAAGTCAGTTAGATGATGCTGGAAATGCGGTTGAAGAGTGGACTCTTTTTAATGCGTTTATTACTGAGGCTAACTTTGGACAGTTGGATTATGGCAGTGAGGATCTAACAGAATATAGCATTACCCTCAAGTACGATTGGGCACAGTTGGGCAATGTAGATTATACCGCTACAACATAATAAATATTTTCGAGAGGTGAAAATTGAGTAGAAGAAATAGTGACCGCATGGGTGGACCTATGCGATCCAACGCAAAAACCCCGAAGGCACCACAGCCAGAGGGTTTTTCATTTGTAGTCCCGACAGATTTTGCGGAACTGCCATCAAATGGTAAATATTACCCAGAAGACCATCCTTTGCATAAGCAGCAAGTCATAGAGTTTAAGCATATGACAGCAAAAGAAGAAGATGTTCTTACTTCAAAGACGCTTTTAAAGAAAGGTATAGCGATTGACAGAGTAATTCAAAACGTCATTGTTGACAAATCAATCGATCCAGATTCTTTATTAGTTGGAGACAGAAACGCATTAATCATTGCTTTGCGTGGAGCAAGTTATGGAAATGATTACGAGACTGGTGTAGCTTGTCCTTCATGTAGCTCTAAAGTACAATATTCATTTGATTTGGAAGCAGCCAATACATATAGTGGCGAAGATATTTCAGATATGGATATTGCCAACAATGATGATGGCACTTTTGAGGTAATACTTCCGGCAACAAAGCTAACGGTTGTTTTTAAATTATTGAACGGAAGAGAGGAGAAAAACTACCTAAAGTCTATTGACACTGGCAACAAAAATAAAGGCACAGAAAGGGTCGTATCGCAGCAGCTAATGGCTATTATGGTGTCTATTAACGGCGACTCTAGAATCGAAACTCGTCGTTATGTTTCGGAGAATTTGCCGTCTAAAGACTCACGATATTTGAGGGCAGCTTATAAACTAGCAAATCCAAATGTTAATCTTACGCAAACTTTTGTTTGTTCTTCCTGCGGCTATGAAGCCGATATGGAGGTGCCGCTTTCAGCGGATTTCTTTTGGCCTGACAAATGAATATATACAGAATGTGTATGAGCAATTTTTCTTTTTACAGTATTCTGGTGGTTGGTCGCTAACTGAAGCGTACAATCTTCCGGTTGGATTGAGAAAATGGTTTGTAGAAAGACTTATCAAACAGTTGAAAGATGAGAAAGAGGCGATGGAGTCTGCACAAAAGGGCAACTCTGGAGCGAAAACTTTAACAAAACGCAATCAACCAAAAAGATGAATATAAGGCTGGTCTTCCAGCCTTTTTGTATTAATAACTATTTAAAGTTTAGAGGGTTTATCTATGTCTATGGTTCCCGAAGATATACAAGAAGCAATCAGGCTAGGATTGGAAAGAAATAAACAAATAGAAGAAGCTAGTCGTTTGGAATCTGAGTCTTTGAAAAAGGCTAGAGAACTAATCGAAATACAGAAAGAAAATAATAAAGAAATACAAAAAAATATAGATCTAATAAAAAAAGAATTAAAGAACAAAGATAATGTTGCCTCGGCCAATGTAAAATATAATGCATTGTTAAAAGAGCAGAATGAAGAGTTAACAAAGGCAAACGATCTGCTCCGTCTTCAAGAAATAGAATATGAAAATATACGAAATAAACAAGAACAGATAAATCGAAGTATCAATACAGGAAAAGACTTCTTTAAAAGTATGTTTTCTGGGGATTTTGCCGGTGGAGCTAGCAAAATTATGAGCAATTTAGGGGGTGAAATCGAGAAAAACCTCACTAAAAAGCTTTTAGACGCAGGAACTGCCGCCAATGGTACTTTCGCTACTTTCACGGCCATGGCACCAATGGCAGCGGCTGGCGTTTTTATGTTACTTAGCAAAGCCATATTTGACTTAGCCGTCAAACTTCACGATGCCGAAGGCACTTTCATGGCTACTACCGGTGCTAGCAGAGAATTTGCACATAGTCTTAGCAATTCTTATGGTGAAACGCGAGAATTTGGTGCTACAATAGATCAGACTAGTGCCGCGATGACTTCACTGTTTATGAACTTTACAGATTTTACTTTCCAGAATGAAAAAACAAGAGAAAGTCTAACAAACACAGCAACAGTTTTAGCGAAACTAGACGTTTCTGCTGACGATTTCTCAAAGAGTATTCAAAACATGACGAAAGCTATGGGAATGAATGCAGAAGGAGCAGCACAGCAACTGTTAAATCTAGAAAAGTTTGCTGAAGAGTTAGGGGTCGCTCCAAGTAAAATGGCATCTGATTTTGCTGGTGCTGGTGGACAGCTAGCTAAATTTGGTGATCAAGGTGTTCAAGCATTTAAAGATTTGCAAATTGCATCTAAGATTACCGGCTTAGAGATGCAAAGAATATTAAATATTACTGATAAGTTTGATACGTTTGAAGGTGCTGCAATACAAGCTGGTAAATTAAACGCTGCATTAGGCGGAAACTTTGTAAATGCTATGGATCTTATGATGAGTACAGATCCTATAGAAAGATTTGAGCAGATTCGAGGCGCGATATTAAATGCCGGGTTATCTTTTGATGAAATGTCATATTACCAGAAAAACTTTTATAAAGAAGCTCTTGGGTTGAGTGATGTTGGAGAATTGGCTTTGGTATTAAGTGGGAAAACTGATTTATTATCTGAAAGTTTTGATAAATCTTCTCAGTCGTATGAAGATGCCGCCGAAAGAGCAAAGACTGTTGTTAGTTTTCAAGAAAAACTCAATATATTGTTTGCCGATATGATACCTATTTTAACGCCATTAATTGATTTGATGATTGGTTTTGTATCTGTATTGTCTTTTTCGGCTGAAGGCTTTAACATTGTTTTTGATAAGTTAAATGAGTTTAAAGGTCTTTTAACCGGACTTACTGTTTTATTAGGAATAGCTGGCATTGCCGCAGCATTATTTTACGCTCCTTTTCTCGGCATACCACTCGCCATCGCGGCGGTGATCGCGGCGGTCGGGGCGCTTATCAATCTTCTTTTTCATAAAAGAAACTCTCCCACATTCTTCGAAGGCTTGAGCATGATGCCGGAAATGTTTTCCGACTGG